CGTACCGTCTACACCCTCGGCACCATCTGAGCCTCCTTCGGTTCCGTCCGTACCGTCTACACCCTCGGCACCATCTGAGCCTCCGTCTGTACCTTCCGTACCGTCTACACCCTCGGCACCATCTGAGCCTCCTTCGGTTCCGTCCGTACCGTCTACACCCTCGGCACCATCTGAGCCTCCGTCTGTACCTTCCGTACCGTCTACACCCTCGGAGCCATCTGAGCCTCCGTCTGTACCTTCCGTTCCTTCCGTTCCCTCGGAGCCACCTTCCGTTCCTTCGGTACCCTCGGAGCCACCTTCGGTACCCTCGGAGCCACCTTCCGTTCCTTCCGTTCCTTCGGAGCCACCTTCCGTTCCTTCGGCACCCTCCGTTCCTTCGGCACCCTCCGTTCCTTCGGCACCCTCCGTTCCTTCGGCACCCTCCGTTCCTTCGGCACCGTCTGTTCCTTCGGCACCCTCAGAGCCTCCGTCTGTTCCTTCGGCACCCTCAGAGCCTCCGTCTGTTCCTTCGGCACCCTCAGAGCCTCCGTCTGTTCCTTCTGGGGAACCACCATCAATCGTCCCGTCCGATACCTCAATTGTGCCGTCCGACATCTCAAGCGTGGTGGATTACTTAACGGGGAGAACGCCGTCTATATCAAGTGCCGATCAGGCGGCTTTAGATGCGGCTACTTTGTTTGCGCAAAGTAATTCATCTGGTTTTAACAGTTTAAACAACGCGGCTACAACCACGCAAACTGGGAAAGTTATTGTTAGCCCATTAACAGCTACTGTAGTTAATGGTGTAGATATTGCGCAGTACTTTAGCAACCCCGCGTACAGGGCGGCTGTAGATGAATACCGTAGTAAGTACCCGGGCCAGCTACAGACCTTAGATGAAGTACTAAACACCGCAGCAGTTACCGGACAGTACAACGGCGTCAACGTAGGCGGCGGATCAACAACCCCCTTTACAGCCCAAGTCCCAAGTGCGGCAGGTATCAGCACATTAGTCCCTTCCAGTGATGCGGGCATAGTCCCTAGCGCAACGGGCCTTGAGTCACTGGTCCCTGCTGGCGGCGATCAAACGCAGACGCAAATCCAAACCCAACCACCGCAAGGCGGCGATCAAACGCAGACGCAAATCCAAACCCAACCGCCACAAGGCGAACAAGTTGTTTCAAACATACCCGGTCGGTCATGCCCAGCGCCTTGGATCAAAATCACAATGGCTGACGGCGGCGTGGTCAACGCTGGCGATCTCAAACCCGGCATGACGGTCTACACACGCCATGAGACAACCGGCGAGTGGGGGAATTTCCCAGTCATGGCAGTCGAACAAGGAGAAGACACCCGTTGGGCTGTCCTCTTTGAAGGCGGCGCTGAGTTCGTGGGTACGTACAACCACCGCGTCATGACCGACAAAGAATGGACTGAGATTCGCTATTTGCAGCCCGGCGACAAGGTTATGCAGCAGGACGGCTTTGCCGTTGTTAAGACAGTGAAATACCTTGACCACGGCCCCGTCGTGAAGATCGAAATCCAAGACGCCCACACTTACCTGAGCGAAGGCGTGCTGTCGCACAACATCAAGATTAACGAGGCAGGCGGCGAATACATGCAGCTTGCAGGCGATGCTTTTAATAGTCTTGATGAAGTTGATTACGCAGCCGATGGCGGCCTCATGACGCTAGCCAAGGGCGGTAAAGCACAACAGTTTTTCCGTAAAGGCAAGTTCAATTTCCAGCCAGCCCAGATGTATGCGGATGGCGGTATGCCGGTGGCCATGGCCATGGGCGGCTTGGGAACTTTGGGCGGCTACTCCGATGGCGGTCGCTTACTTAAAGGCCCCGGCGATGGCGTATCTGACAGTATTCCTGCGACAATCGGGCGAGGCGCACAGCCAGCACGGCTGGCCGATGGGGAGTTTGTAATCCCCGCCCGCATCGTGTCCGAACTGGGCAACGGTTCAACAGATGCAGGAGCCCGCAAGCTCTACGCTATGATGGATCGAGTCCAACGCACACGTAGTAAAACAGTAGGCAAAAACAGGGTGGCCGTGAACAGCCGCGCTGACAGAAATCTTCCCGTATAAGGACGCATCATGGCTGATCCAACCCAAGTTAATTACACAAACACGTCGATCCCCGACTACGCCAAGCCGTACGTCGAGAACATGCTGGGCCAGTCCCAAGCGTTGACGGACATTAACCAATACCCGTATCAGAGTTACGAGGGACAGCGGGTTGCGCAGTTCACCCCGATGCAGCAGCAGTCCTACCAAGGCGCTGAGACAATGCAGCCCTCTTATCAACTCACAGGCGCAACCGGTCTGGCTGGGTTGGCGGGGCAACGCGGATTAAATGCCCAGTACAGCTACGACCCCTACCAGTCGCAAAGTGTTACTGCCGGGAATAATGTTCAAAACTACATGAACCCCTACATGCAAAATGTAGTGGACATTCAAAAGCGCGAGGCGCAGCGCCAGTCTGGCATCCAAGGCACCCAGCAGCAAGCCCAAGCAACCCAAGCCGGAGCCTTCGGCGGAGGCCGTGACGCCATCATGCGCGCTGAGCGCGAACGCAATCTTGGTACACAGATGGGGGACATCCAAGCGCAGGGCAGCAACGCAGCCTACCAACAGGCGCTGCAACAGTTCAATACCGAGCAGCAAGCACGGCAGGGCGCAGCCCAACTCAACGCCCAGCAAGGACAGTTTGGCGCAGGTCTGGGACTTCAAGGTCTGAACACCGCGCTGCAAGGGGCCAACACCTTAGGTACTCTGGGCCAAAACCAGTACCAGCAAGACATGGGCATCAACCAGTTGCAAAACCAGTACGGCATGCAACAGCAAAATCAAGTCCAAAAAGTGTTGGATACAGGCTACCAAGACTTCCAGAATTACCAGAACTATCCGTACAAACAACTGGGTTTCATGTCCGACATGCTGCGCGGTTTGCCTTTGACTCAACAGGCAGAAACTATTTACAAGCAACCACCTTCTATGTTGACACAGATAGCGGGAGCCGCAGGCGTTGCCAAGGGCGCAGGTATGTTTAAAGAAGGCGGTCAAGTAAGGCCCGCAGGGTTGTCAGAGTTGGCTCTGTATCACATGCGTCAGGGGTAAGCCATGCAGTTAAACGAAATTCAAGATGTAACGGACAGCCTAGCGCTGATGCCGGACCCCGCGCTGCAACAGTATGCGCAAATGCACAGAGACGATCCGTATGTGATGTCGCTGGCCTTGAGCGAGAGCAACCGCCGCAAAAAACTCCGTGCCGCGCAGCAGGGACAGGCTGGGCAGATGCCCCAACCCAAGGTAGTCGATCAGGCCATTGCGGCTATGAACGCACCGCCGCCCCAGCAAATGATGCCCCCGCAACAAGCGGCTCCGCAGGCTGGCCCCCCGCCACAGGGCCAAGGCATTGCCCAACTCCCCACGCCCAACCTGCAAGGCATGGCTGACGGCGGCATCGCCGGGTACGATGATGACGAAGATGTGCAAGGCATGGCCCGTGGCGGCAACGCAGGCAGCGACCCTACAGCAGCGTATCGCCAGTATGCGTTGTCTCAAGCAGCCAAAATGGGGCTTGATCCGTCCGTGGTCGACAGCATTTTTAAAATTGAGTCCGGGTACAACCCCAACGCACAATCTCCTACCGGCCCGGTTGGCATTGGCCAACTGACCAAAGCTACAGGAAAAGCATACGGCGCTGCCGGTGAAGACCGCAAAGACCCGTACAAAAACATCGACGCTTCACTGGCGTACATGGCCGACTTGAAAAAGAAATACGGCAACGACCCAGAAAAGATTGCCGTAGCCTATAACCAAGGCGAGTCTGTGCTCAATAAGCACCTGCGCCAGAACAACGGCGAGATCAACCAAGCCAAACTTCCATCCGAAGCCCAAGGCTATTTGAAAAAGCTCAGTACCATGCTGACCGCCGCAGTACCAATTGGATCGGCTCAAGCTGCGCCTGTTGCGCAGGCTACCCCTGCTGCACAAGCCCCCGGACAACGCGTGGTAAACGGCTACGTGGTCGATCAATTTGGCATCCCGTTGTACAAAGCAGGCGAGACACCGAACACTACGCCAGCCAAAGATGAGCGCGGTATTTTTGAAAAAGGTGCGGACTACTTTGGGATTTCCCCGGAAGTTCAACGCAATGTTTCCAATACGTTTAACGCGCTCGGCGGATATTCTGCACCAGTGCAGGGCGTTGCTAAAGTATCCCAAGGGCTGGGAGCTACACCGGAAGCTATTGCGGCGGCAACAGCGGCGGCACAAAAAGCAGGCGCGTTGCGCATAGCGCCCCCAGTAGCTGAAGGAATTGCGGCACTACCAGCCGAAGCGCAGGCAGCAAGGGCTGCTGCTGAAACCGCACGCCGTGCGCGTTTGTTGGAGCAAGACCGAAAAGCTGCACAGGGGGCCGAAGCCTCCGTTAAAGCTGCGGATACTACTGCTGCTATTGCGCGTACAGGTGAAGAGGCCACTGCCGCTGAAAGAGCAAATGCCGCAGCGCGGGCTAACCAAGCGGCAAACGCCGCACGGGTTGGGTCATCCGTAAACTCAGCAGCACAAGGGGCCGCAGAAAGCGGTGGGGGTCAATACGGAGAGCCCGGAACGGGCGCGGGTAGCCAAGCCAACCGCGACTTGCTAATGCGCATGGAACGAGGCCAGCAAAATGCTGCGGGCGTTAAAGATACCAAAGACATTATTGCCGCCGCCAAGGAAACCGCCGACCCCGAAGTCAGCAAAGGTTGGACCAACGACGACTGGCTTACGTTTGGACTTGCCGCTTTGGCTACGGAATCTCCGCATTTCCTACAAGGGATTGGCCAAGCCGGGCTTGCCACACAGAAACAGCGCCAAGCCAGAACCCAACAAGAATCTTCGCAAGAGCTTACCAAAGCTCAAATAAAGAAACTCAATGCTGACACAGATTACCTGAACGAACAGAAAGGCCAAAACGCCCTGCGCATGAAGGCGCTGTCTCTGGCATCTGCTGACATTGATAAGTGGATGTCGACGGCTGGCCTAGCGTCCACCCCAGAGGAACAGGACGCCGCACGTAAGAAAATCACCGCTTACTACATGCAACAGATGGGCGTGACTCCGGCTACAATGGGCGGAACTGGGATCGCGGGCTTTAAGTTCTTGGGAGCTGAAAGCTGAAACAGCGACTAGCTAATCAGCAGATATAAGGACTCTTGCCATGCGCATCTACCGTGTACAAGGCCCGGATGGGCGTATATACCGTTTTGAAGGCCCAGACGATGCCACGCCAGAACAAGTAACTGCCGCCGTTGCGGCGCAGTTTGGCGGGCAAGAGGAACCCCCAGCCCCACCGGCCCCCGGCCCCCAACCCCAAGAAGGCTTTATACCTTCGCTCAAGGCGAGTACTTCCCGTCTTAAAAGCGACATTGCGGGGTTGGCAGGTCGTACTGGCTTGATGGGCTTGCCTGAAGCCGAAAAATACATTGCCGAGCAAAAGGCTTACCAAGAAAAAACCCAGCGCCCAACTGAAAAAAGTTGGTCGGAAGACCCCCTAGCAAAAATTAAAGAGTTGGCTGGCGGCTCCTTGCCGTACATGGCGGCTCCAATTGTTGCCGGTCTTGCCGCCCCCGAGGCGCTTGGTATTGGGGCGCTCGGTCTTGGTGCCAGCACTGTTGGTGCTGGTTTGGCATCTGCCACGCAGTTTGCGGGTTCCGGCCTATCTCGGCAAATGGACGAAGGCAAAAAACTGGGCGAGACAAACCTTGCCGCTGCCGCCCTAGCCTCCATCCCCCAAGCCGCGTTGGATGTTTTTGGTTTGAAGATGGTGCCCGGCATCGGCAAGATATTTGAAAAAGTAGGCATTGACATTTCCGAAAAGGCCGCTAGAGACATAGCCAAAGAGGGGCTGGCCAAAACAATTACAGATTACACGCTGACCACCGGCAAGACAATGGGCACCGAGGGCTTGACCGAAGCCGCCCAACAAGTCTTTGAGCGTTTGCAAGCTGGGTTGAGCATCACTGACCCCGCAGCCCAAAAAGAATACTTTGACAATTTCATCGGCGGCGCTGTTCTTGGCGGTGTGATTTCTCCAGCAGGTCGTTACTTTGAGCGTGGTGCTGAACAAACCCGGTTTAACCAGCAGCAACAAGCTGAGCCCGCAGAAGTTCCAGCGCAGACCCCGGTTCCTACGCAGCCTGAAATGCTTGCACTACCCGCACCGACGGAACAAGCTACCCCAGAACCAACTCGGGGGATTCGGGAAACTCCGTACACACCGCCCCCGGCGGTTGAGCAACCACAACCGCCGTTGCAAAAAGCAATGGAGATGCACGATCTGCTGGCCAAACAGTACAGCGATTTAAAAACGCAGTACACAACTGCCGCTCAGAACCAAGACACAACTACGCTACGTGCACTGCGCCCCCAGTTAACGCAAATGCAAATAACTTTGGCAAAGTCCAACGACTACATTGATAGTCTTGGCGGAACGACCAAACCCCAAGAAGAACTAGATACGGCGCACCAAGCGGCATTGGCGGTGGTAGACCGGCACATCAGCACAATTTCTAAAAAACTGGTTGAGGCCACGCAAAACGATAACCACACTGCGGTGGATAAATACTCGGGCACGTTGGACACCCTGAAAGCGCAACGGGAAAACTTAATTCAAAAGTACACCCAGCGTAGTGCCGCGGCGCAGCAAAAAGCAGACAACGCACTTAACTTGTCCCAACGCGGGCAGACCCGCGATTTGTTCACGGAACAAGAAGCGCCCGTACCCAAAACACTAGAAGCACCAAAGTCCAAGTACTTGGAAGACCAAGGCGTCAAACTGACCCCCGAGCAAAAGGCTGCTATTGATGCCGCGTCCGCCGCGCAAGCTGACCTTGGCCCCACTTCGGACGATGTAAAGCGCAAGTTGGCAATCCAAACGGCTGAGCACATTGGCGGTCAGATCGACAACCTCAAACGCGAAGTCACTAACATGACCAGCCAAGGGTACCTTGCGGACAGCCAAGGCGCTCCTAATCCTGAAGTTACAAATAAGTTTGCCCAGATCCAAGCGTTGCAAACCCAATTTGATGCGTTGACCAAACAGTACTCCGACGCCCAACCAAAAATGAAGCCGCTGGGTTTATTTGACCCAGACAACATGCTCAAGACTTCCGTTGACAACGGCGACATTGACGCTATTAACCGCCTGACTCAGCAACGCAAACAACAAAACCTGCTCGACCGTAACCAAAAACGTGAAGCCGAGAAGGCTGAGAACGACCGGCTGATTAATTCGTTGGACGAGCGTTTAGGGCTAGCCGGTACAAAGTCAACCCGCATTTCTGAAGGCAATGAGTACGATGCTCTTGTTGCTGAGATCCAAGCTATCCGGGACAAAATTGAAAAAGTACAAGGCAATTCCAAGTACTCTGTGCGCGACAGGCTTGATGTAATTGCCGCTGAGCACGAAGAAAAGAAAGCACTCTACAACAACCCTAAAGCAACTAGCCGCCAAAGGGCCGGTGCGCTTAAGCGCATGAACTCGCTGGTAAAAGAATTCAACGGTCTTGTGGACTCGGTGCTAGACCCCGCAATCAAAAACATCCAAGAGATTCACGCCAAGTTCCGCAAAGTTGAGCCTGCCAAAAAAGTCAGCGAAGTCAAGGCTGAGAAAGCTGCGCTATTGAAAGTTGAAGGTAAGGACATCAAGATGTCGCCGGAAGCCCGGCAAGCCAAACGCATCAACGAAGGCAAGATTGCGCCCGAAGTAGAAAAAAGCAAAGCCGTTAAAGACATCGCAAGAGAACTGGGCGGACAAACGACCGAGTACAAAGACACTTTTGATGAAATCCATCGCCGTTATGCCGCTTTGAAAGAGCGCTATGGCGCAGACGACAAGTCCGCTCAAGCATTTAAAAAAGAATCTTTAGAGACTTTGGACAAGCTCAGGATTAAATTGGGCCGCGCTACACCTGAGTACAAAGCCCGATTAAAAGAATTGGTTGCCCAACTCCAAGAGTCTTACGCCAGCGCGGGGCCACAAGAGATTGCAAGCAAGCGTACGCAACAAGTAACGCGCCGCACAAATACAGCCCCACGGGAATTTAGCGGGGTGCTCAGCCGTGCGTCCAAGCAGGAACTCAAGCAAAAGCAGCAAAGCATATCGCAGGAATTTAGAGAAGCCACCGCAAGCGAGAATGAAACTTACGGCATGCGCCCAGACATACGCGGCTTCATGTCTAACATGGAGAAATCCCGCGAAGCACGCGGCGTTGAAGTCGAGAGCCCAGACCTGACCAAAGAGCAAGTCCAGCATATTGACAGCAACGATATCCGCGCCGCGTTGAACAGCGTAGCAAATGACAGTAGTGCCAGCCCCTTGAACCGCGCTGTTGCCCAGCGCTTGGCAGGCATACTGGATAACACCGACATCTTTGCAATTGACAATCTGAAAAATGCAGAAGGCGAAGAGCTACTGGGTCAGGCTATCTCGACTGAGGTACAGCTAAACCGCCAAAAGGGTATGACCCAAGAGGTCTTACTGCATGAGAGCACACACGCTGCGGTTGAGCGGATCATTGTTCTGTTTGAAAAAGACCCCAGCCTGTTGACCGAGACGCAGCGCGTAGCCATGCAGGAACTCAAAGCTTTGCATGCCGCCGTCAAGAGCGACCCATCTATTACCAGCGCCAATGCCAAGGGCAGCTTATCGGAGTTCGCCGCTGAAATCTTGTCCAACCGCAACTTGCAAGAGCAGCTACGCAGCAAGAAGTGGAAAATGTCGGACGCATGGCAAGGTGTTAAGAGCATCATCCTGCGCTTGCTTGGGTTTAGCAAAGCTGAAACCGAGACCATGTTGGGTGCCGGTATCCAAGCCGTCGATGCGTTGATGATACCGTCTAGTGTGCGCGGCGTGGTCAAGGGCAAAACAGTGGTGGCTTTTGATGAGCACATAGAAGGCGTTAAAGACGTCCCGTACTCCAACGCTCAGAAAGACATTGCTGCTTTAGATTCCGGCAGCAACTCCATGAAGCAGTTTGCGGAAGCGTTTGCGCTGGATATCAAGCAAAAAGACCGCACGCCAGAAGACGTTGAGCGTATTGCCAACGCATACATGGGGTCAGTGTACGATAAGCCCGAGCAGTATATAAAGCTGCCCACCGCTGATACGCTGGATTACACCGTGCGTATGTCGGACGGCAAACAATTTGACCCAGACAACCCCCTGCACTACGTGGAAGCCACCAGCGTGGACTTTGCCATGTTACAAGCGCAGGGCGACCCGAAGATGCGTGAACGAGAGGCTGAAGCAATCGAAGACGCTAGGTTAACTGACTTAAATAAATTAGCCCAAAGCCTTGAGGCTTCGCAAGATTTTACTAATGTGGAACGGGCTTTAGTTTTAAAAGCTGCAATAAAACACTCGGTTGTTTCCGGTGATGACGGGCGTTTAAAACTTGTAAATATTGATGACAGCAACAGGCACAATGTTGCTGTAGTTAGCGCTGCGGATGCGGCGTTTGTTATTCAGAAGCTGCGCGAAGGTTTGCCGTTAAAGAAAGCATTCCTTGAGGGCCTGCAAGAAAACGCTGACCGCAACGCGGACGTAAACAAAGCGTTAAACAAAAACGGTTGGCAAAAATTTGACCAAGTACCAAAAAACCAAGATTCCCAAAAAGCAGCGGAGGAGTTAAATGCGGCATGCGCGGGAACTCCGTGGTGCACTGGTAGCAGCATTAAGTCTTATGCTAGAGGCCAAATTGAAAGCGGGGATTTTTACGTCTACTATAAGGATGGTAAACCGCAAGTTGCTGTGCGCATGGACGGCCAAAATAAAATTGGCGAAGTACGCGGCAATGCCCCACAACAAGCGCTTACTCCTGAACAACAAAAAATTGCTACGACTTTTTTAGCCAGCAAAAATTTTGAAAATTCAAAAAACTACCTTGCTGAATTTGATCGAAAAGCAAGCCTTGTTAATATTGCCAAAGGCGAAACAAATATTGCCCTTGATGAATTTTATATCAACGATATTTTAACAAAAGATTTTGATACTAAAGAATATAAAATTGATAAAAGCGAATACAGGTTTGGCAAACTGTTTAAATTTAAAGCTGTTGATGGTTACGGGGGCAGGCCGCCACCGTCAGACGCCGTAAAAACTTTTTTTGCTAACAAACTCAATGATGTGGTAACGCAGCAATTTGAGCAAAACAATTTTGTGGGCGTAGATGCGTATTTTGAATACGAAAAATACAGTGGCGGGGACCTTAAACGTGTACCACTTGATATTTTATTTAACGGTAAAAAATACACTATTGACCCAAAAACGGTTAAAGAGCTTGGGGGGCTTAGTGTAGTTAGTAATTTATCGGATTTTCCTAATTTAGAAAAAGTAGGCGATCTTAAATTTATTGGTGGTAATGGTCATGATTTTCCAGCGCTTAAAAAAGTTGGCAATTTAATCGTAGGCACTGCTGATCCAGTTACTTCACGTTTAGCCGCAGGAGCTGAAGTTGGCAGCATAGGGGCGTATGGCAGAGAAGAGCACAGCGCCACTATATACGGCATGGAGACGGTAGGGGAACTCAACTTATCAGAAGGTAATTCCTATCTAAAACTTACTGCGCCGGATCTTTTGTATGCGCCAAAACCTGAGCCAGTTACGTTTAGGGAATACCGTTTAAGCAGGGCGGTTACAAAATACCTAGAAGGATTAAATGAACCAGCACGCAAAAACCCTGCACTGGTTAACCAGTTTTATAACAAACTGCCAGAACGGTTTATAAAACAAATAAAAAAAGACATAGCATCAGAGCATCCGGATTTATACAGTGCAACTTTAGATGATTTGATGAGTACGGTAATGCGCAGTATTGAAAACGCAAACCCTACGCAAACTGAAATTTTTGCCGTACATAAAGCCGTAAATGACTTTTGTAAATTAAATGATTACGAAAAATATGCAGAGATCCCCGGCACGCTTACAGCACCCAAATTAATTGGCGATACACCGCCAGCACCAAGGCTGACCGAAGCCCCCGAGGCCCCACGTTACGCCAAGGTTGGCGTGGTCAAGGACAAAGAGGGCAACAGTTTCTTCCGCTCCCGCACGGAGGCTACATCGTTTGGCAGTTCTTTTATTGCCAAAGAAACCAGCGCCAAGGACAAGTTCCTTGGTAACGTCATGGGCATCACTGGGCGCGTTCAGTTTGTTGACCGGTTTGCTGCGCTGTCTGAGGCCTTGAAGCAAGGCGTCAACGATAAAGTCCTTGGTAGCCTTGAGGCGCAGAACGCTGAGTATTTCCTTCGTTTCGGACAAAACCGCAGCCAGCTTGCAGGCCAAGCGCTGACCAACGGGAACATCCGCATCCGCCAAGGCAAGGGCGGCGGGTTTATCTACGAGAGCGTCAAGGGCCCAAACATGATGGACGTGGCCACCGCGCTGGAAAAAGGTAAGTTTAAAAACGACACCGAGGCCGAGGCAATCCTGACGGCTTACGTAGCTGGGCTGCGTGCGGATGTTGTTGGTTGGGAGAAACTTAACTTTGAGAACACCGCCAAGGTAAAGCAAGAACACGCCGAGATCATGGCTATGCTGCGGACCAACCCTGAGAAGATGGATGCGGTTAAGGAAGCTGCGCGTATATACAAAGAGTACAACGACGGCTTGGTAGATTTTGTTACGCAGGCTGGCTACATTACCGAGAAACGCGCTACTGAGCTTAAGAAGACGCCGTACATTCCTTTTTACCGCGTCAACAAAGCCAACAACAATGTTGAGTTGATGATCGACAAAGAGCACGCCATCCGCATTGGTAACTTGAAGGATGAGCCCCAGCTTCACGAGTTGATTGGCGACAACAAGCACATCATGCCAATCTTTACCAGCGCGGTGCAAAACACCTTTATGTTGACAGACATGGCGCTGCGCAACAAGTCCGTGCAAGAGTCTGCGTTTTTGCTGCACAAGATGGGTATGGCTAGCGTCATCAGCGAGGGTGTTGGCCCAGCCAACTCAAGCACTGTCCGGTTTCATGTCAAGGGTGTGCCACACTTTGTAACCATTGACAAGGACGTGTACGGCATCCCTGCTGATCTGATTGTCAAGGGGCTTGAAGGTATTAAAACCACGCTGCCCGCAGCGGTGCAGATGATGGGTATGCCAGCAAACTTGTTGCGTAACTTTATTGTGCGCAACCCAGCCTACGCCATACGCCAAGTTATCCGTGACCCGATGACTGCATGGCTGACCACCGGCACAGACGCTACGCCGATCCTTGCGTCTATGCGCGAATTGGCTACGATGGTGGCCGGACGCAACGAAACTGAAGCCCAATTGATGGCCACGGGCGCTATCAGCAGCAACGTGTTTACCGGCGACCAACGGGACATGTCTAAGTTCCTCAAGGAAATCAGCACTGGTAAATCTGGTTGGGCCAAGTTGATGGCCAAGGCCGACGCGCTGGCACTCCAAGGCGATGCCGCAACCCGCGCTGTGGTCTACAAGGACTCGTTGGACAAGGGCATGTCTGAGCAGGCAGCGCTGCTGCGCACGTTGGAGTCAATGAACTTTAACCGCCGTGGTCTGTCGCCAAGCATCCAGTGGCTCAACACCATGATTCCGTTTTTCAATGCGCAGATCCAAGGTCTGGACGTGTTGTACCGGGCGTTCAAAGGCGACATGCCGTATAGCGAACAATTAAAAATCCGCGAAAAACTGGTGGCCCGCGGGTTACTGCTTGCCGCAGGAACTTTGGCCTACGCTGCCATGATGCAGGACGACGAGGCGTACAAACGCGCCAAACCCGAAGAGCGCTACGGTAACTGGTTTGTGTACGTCCCCGGCTTGGATGAGCCGCTTAAGATCCCTGTGCCGTTTGAATTGGGCTACCTATTCAAGTCGTTGCCGGAGGCGGTATTTAATGTAGCGGCTAACGACGAGAAAGCCAAGGTTGCCATCGGCGGTATGCTGACGCTTATTGACCAGTCCAACCCGTTACAGCTACCAGCAGCTATCAAACCGTTAACCGAAGTTTATTTGGGCAAATCGTTTTTTGGTGGCGATATTGAATCTGCCCGCGAGAAGAAAATGTTGGCATCTGAACGCTCCCGCGACTCAACCACTGAAGCTGCCAAACTACTTAGCAAGGTTACGGGCGCGGGCTTAATACACGACCTGACCGGGCACGAGGGTGTGTCGGCCATCAGCATCGACCATTTGGTTCGCGGGTACACCGGCGGTCTGGGCGTTGCGCTGGTGCAGCTTGCCAACCCGCTGCTTAACTCTGAGTTACCTGCCGAAGTAGCCAAGCCCAGCACACCGCTGAGCAAGCAGCCGTTTATTGGCGGTCTGTTCCAGCCAGTACAAGGGCGCGGCACACTGGACGCAGCCTACGACCAAATGTTGTATGTACAACAAGTCAAGGGTACGTTTGACGACATGATTGCCAAGGGCCAGAAAGCCGAAGCCCGAGCATTTATGCAAGAGCACATGGCGGAGATGTCGCTGACATCAATATCGGGCGCAGTGCAAAAGCAACTCGGTGAGCTTGCCAAACAGGAGCGCATGATTAAGGCATCGCCCAACCTGACAACCGAGCGCAAGGATGAGTTGCTCAAACGCTTGGATCAGGTAAAGCAGAAGATCGCTCGGGGTTCGATGGCGGTTTACGATAAAACCAAAGACCGATTTGACCGTTCTTGATGCAGGCAACGCACTGGGCGTTAAAGATCCTAGCCTCTAAAGCCTTGTCAAGGCCCTCCATGCGGAGGGCCTCTGCGTCCAAACAGGGGATGAAAAACCCCTGTCCTTTTTCAAGACGTTGCCAAGGCCAGCGGATGTCTAATTTCTTCATCTAGCTCATCTTCCGGTCGAGTTATCTTGATGACCGCCACCCGCATTGCCGGGCCGTTGGTCTTAGACAGCAAGTCCTTCTTGGGTAGGTAGGACACCACAAACTGCTTTTCAATCCGCGCCTTGAATTCAGCATAACCAAAGCTGTGGCCAGAGCAGTATGCTTTGAGCAAGCGCTCCTCAATGAAGAAGTCCACGCATCCAATAGATACGCCGTGCTCAATGCGCCCCATAACCTCTGAGCGTGTGGTGTTCTTATCCACAGCGGTGCTGTCGCCCAGCCGCGCCATAGGCCCAGCCTTGTCGCCGTAATGCACGATGACAAACTTGCCAAAGTACTCCTGCACGAAACCGTTGAGGATGTCTTCAGCGCTGCGCTTACCCGCTTTCATGGCGGTGCGTATTGTATTGATGCTGCGGCGGTAGCTCTCGATTAACGGTTCGATTGGTACGTCAACTATGCCAGCGTACTTGCTACCAAAACATATTGCGGCGGTTATCCCGCAGCCTACCCCAGCCATCCAAAAACGCTCGTCGTTGGGTGCGGTATACACCTTGTACATCTGCGTCACGGTCTTCTTGGTCATTTCCTTGACGGCCTCGGTGTTGTCCACCATGTACTGCGCCCATACAGCGCCAGCCACCGCATAGTTTTCCTGCAACGACTTGATGATTTCGATTTCTTCAGGGCTCCAAGCCAGCTTTTCATCCATGATCCACTCCAGCGTGCGGCGCAGTTCCCCTTCTGAGGAGTGCTTGCGCGCCCCGGTCAGGTAGTCCACGCCGTGCGTGTTGGAGGATAGCAAGGCAAAGGTTGACCATGTGGACAGGTTCAAGCGCTCTTTGTTGGAGCCGGACTCCATGCGCTCCTTACCCCGCCCCTCGCTGACCGTCATGCTGAACGCGGGGAACCACTCGAAGTCTTTGTGGTTCAGCGTGGTGATCTCGTCGCTGACAAACGGCAGGCTGTGTAGCATGCCCAAGCGCTGCTGCATCGCAACAGGAGATGTGCCCGAGCCTGTGCGGTAGTGCGTAGGGTGGCCCCAAATTGAAGCAGCCCCGTCCAAAGCCAGCGACTTACCTGTGCCAGATTCAGTCGAGCAGCAGTGTATGGTCAAACCGTACAGTCCGGTAAAGCGCATCAGCGGTGCGCCAGCGCCTAGGAAAATGATAGCTAGTTGATCCCATAGCTTGCGCGAGACAAGCAGGTTTATAAACTTGACCCAGTTCTCCATCGTGCCGGTGATCTGCGTATTGGCCACAAGATTCTCCAGCCCCGGCAACGGTATCTTTACTGGCGCTTTGCCAGCCTCGTAAATCATGCCGCCGTGCAGGAATGTGTTGTCGGCTTGCCAGCCGTAATGGTCAGGCACCTCAACTGGTGCTTTCTCGCTGCTAAGCTTTTCTACCGCAGCACGTACATAATCAAACAGGTTCTTGTCATTGCCAGAACCAAATGCCGCCACTATGTTTTGTGCAGCCAAATTTTTAAGTGTTTCGTCTTTACTCACAACAGCCCTTTGAGGTAATGTAACTTCCTGTGCCCAACCTTTACGCATCGCCACCATGTGGATGGTGTGCTCACCCTTAATGTTAAGGATGTCCAGCGGGAACAGATCAAATGGGAGCAACATGATTTGCCGCTTGGTCTTATTGCCGTCAGCGTCTTCATCATCGCGCTCCATAAAAATCCCGCCGTGTTGCCCATAGGCATACCCACGCGGGGGCTCGGGCCGCAGAACCTTCTCTGCCTTCCCGTTTTCTTGCTCGATCTCAACGACCTTGGCTTCAGTACTTACTGCCGTTTCCCGGCCCAGCGCCAGTGGGTTGGTGATCTTGCCCCAGTGCAAGCAGTTTGGGCAGATGCCGGGATTCTCCGAATCAAATTTGGTACAGGGGTATGGCCCCTTGATCTCAGCCAGCTTGGTACGCATCCGGTCTTCATCATAGGGGTGCAACTCGCTCAGCCATATCACCGCCTTCTCGCCGTCCTCACACTTTTGCGCAATGCTCAAGTGTGCCCGCCACAACGGCTCCATGCCGTCCTCGGATGCGTGCTCCGCATAGTGTCGAAGTTGGTCGCAGCCTCGCCCGGCTTTGGTGGCCTTGAAGATGTTGCCAAACTTGGTGACCGAGTTCTTAAACATCTCCAGCATCGTGCCCGATGGGGCCTGAGTCGGCCTTGTCCCCGGCAGCATGAGCGCATCTTCGCGTGGGGCCTTAACCTCGTAGGCCGTACCCACCAAGTGTTTCTCTACCAGCGCCCGAATGTCGTTGAAGTCAAAGTGGTCACCAGCGTTTTTAAATTTAACCTGCGTGACCTCCCGAACTTTTTTCTTGTTCTTGATGCCAGTGTTGACCGTATCAAAGACGCGCAGCACCCTTGATGCGTCAGCCGTAATCGTTTGGTCAATGTCCAGCTTCTTTTGAAAGCACAGACGCTTGAACCCTTCGGCTACAGGCTTCCACTCGTTGATATCCACGGCCTCATGGAACGGCCAGTATGCGTGTACCCCGCCGCCCGAGGCTACCAGCCAAGGGTTGCCCAGCCCAGACAGTCCCACCTCTTCGGCAAACTGCATGATGGCTTGGGCCGCAAACTTGGCCGATGCGTACGCCTTGGGTTTAATTGTCCCGTCTTTCTCGGGAATGTCCTTGGGGTGGTTGCAATCAACGTCCACTGCTATGCAACGAACCATTTGCACATTGGTTGCAAGGCGGCGATCCAAATCTCCAAACGTACCCAGCGCAAAATAAACGTCAAGCCCTTGCTTGTTCCACACGTCTATTGCTGTTTGCGCCTGATCCAACGTGTCTACAAAAATATGCTCCTTATGCTTTGATAATTCAACAACACAGTACCTACCATTTCCCGGGGGCGGCAGTACCTCCGCTAGAAATTCAAGCGGTTCCATAGGAATCCTTGGGAAATAGTTAAGACAGGTCGAGTTCTAATTGGTCAGGGTTGTGGGGACGTTCGGTCTTCCAGTCTTTCTCAGTGCGGTGCAGTATTTCTGCAACCCAGTTTGGCGGTAGTTTGTCGTAGCCTGTAATGTAGGCAAGACGCTCCAGTTCGCTGTTGGTTAGGGATTGAGGTTGTAGGCTGTGCATATTCTTCTCCATGCTTCGTCGGCAGTTTGTGATGTTGACATGATGCTGTTAAGTAAGTCCACGCGCTGTTGATACGCGACAAAAACTTCCTTGCCAGCAAACCAGTTGTAGACCGTCTGACGCGTTACGCCCAAGGCGTATGCAATCTTGGTCACGGGAAACTCAAGATGTACGGCCCAACGCCCAAGCGTATTGCCCGGTGTTCGCGGAGCCGTCCGTATCAAGTCTTTAGTTTTTTCTGAGTAGGCCATAGTTTTGACAGGGGCCGAAGCCCCTGTGAGTTAGTCTAAATATTTCCCGTACAGCATGCTGCGCCATTTTGTGACGGCGGGCATGTGGTTGTGTGCCTTGGTGGGCTCAACCTTTTCTATAGGGTGGATCCAGCCCAAAGTCTTGAGCGCCCTTACACCGGACACCCACACATTGGGATGCAGCGTTGCAGGGCGGTAGACCTTGCGCGTAGTACAGTACTCTTTGAATTCATCGCCAAGCACTTCTGGTTTTTCAATCAGTAGTTGCTCGGCGGTGGACAAGTAGCCTGCAACAAACTCTGGCGCTACGTCAAAGGCTTTCTTCCAACATTTGTTGGCAAGATCCATTGCGTTTTCCATTCGTTCAGACATGTTGCTTCTCGGTTAATTATTCGTCGTCCCAGTCAGACACAATGCTGGCCAGATTGCTCTTTGCAGCAGGCACCGCGTTAACTTTTGCAGCAGCCTTGCGTACTTCCGGCTCGGCTTCTGCTTCGGTTTCCACAGGTGCAGGCTTGGCCTTTGCCTTGGGGGTTTCCTCAACAGCAAGGGGTTTGCCTTCTAGTTTCAGCGGGGCTGGCTTTGCGCTATCGCTTTGGCTTACAGTCATCACAACTGCACGCTTGGCTTCGTCAGATTCACCTTGCGTCTTGACCACAGCATACTCGTCATCGGTCAGCCAACGTATTGGGGCAAACACTAACTTGGGGCTCTCCACTTTCGTGTCAAACTTCATGCGGGTCACGATCTGCTCGGGATTGATTGGCGGGTTTTGGACAGCTAGGTAGCGCACAAATGCCTGCAACGGACGCTTGTCGCCTTCTTCCTTGCCAAAGACGGACGTAGCGGGCAGCGTTAACTGAAGCACATCACCTTCGGGGTTGTTGGCCAGCACCACAGCCAAGCGCTGTTGGTAACGGCAGGCGCGGCTATTGCCTTGGCCCGAACCGGCTACGTTCTGCGGGCATGCCATACAGGTAGTAGCTTGCTTATTGCCTGCTGCGCTGTCCGGCTTCTCACCATCATTACTCCAGCAGTCAGGGGGCGCAGCACTTGCGTCCTTGTCGTACGAACCGGAGTAAAACACGCGGCTCACTTTGGATGCGGCCTTGACAACGATGACGTCCAAATGGCGCTCGTCAATGGATGCGACTTCCTTGCCCCCGGCCAGCAGGCGGAACACGCCGCCTTTGATCGAGATACGCTTGGTGCTTACACCGGCTGCGCCGCCCATCAGGGCCTTGGCTGTTTCAGAAAGCTCGTTGTTGCGAGCGAATGCGGGGACGGCTGCGCCGCCAAAAATGGCTAAATTGCTCATCTTAATTTCCTTGGTTAGCGTGGTTTAGTTACAGTGATATCGTACTCAGTTGTTGAGTTGAGTCCGGGGGGAACAATGGTTGGGTTCTCTTCAAGAAAGTGCGCCATATTGAGTTGCGCAATGCGCTTCTCCAGCAGGTCAACCATCTTGTGTTCAATGACAAACTCCTTGAACGAGTCCCAGTCTTGGGTAGCGTAGCGGGTCTTGGTCGTGAGGGTGACCGTACCCATGTCGGTGCGGACGGACTTAACGCCCAGCGCCTTCATCTGATCTTTCATCGCAAACTTGATTTCGTCTTGCTGGGCCTTGAGCATTTCCACTTGCGTGTCGTACTCCTTGGTCAGCACACCGATCTTGTCCCGAATCTTGCGGTAAATCATGGCTAATTTATCTAGCGGGATTGCTTCTTCTGACATTAACTTCTCCTGTTTTGTTGTCTAAGGTTGGACAGTTTACACGGTTTTTTGAGACATACAACTCCTTTCATGATTTAATTTCTGTATCAAACATCTGCGTTAATAGTCCATGGTCATCGACCTTGGTCTCCAGCGCCTTGAACATTCGCCGCTCTATAGGGGAGCCTTGGACGTGAACGACAGTTACCTTGTCAGAGTCCTGCCCTTTGCGGTCAGAGCGCGCTATACACTGGATGTATTGCTCCACGCTCATCAGCGGGCCGTAGAACACCACGGTGTCGGCGGCAGTTAGGGTAATCCCGTGGGCGGTAGCCTGCGGCTGCATAACCAATACGCGGGGGCTGGCCTCATGTTGAAAGCGCCGGATGATATCAGCCCGCTTGGTTGGTGGGACATCGCCGTGGATGCACTCAGCCGCAAGGCCTTTTTTGTTTAAGTGGTCTAGCACTGTAGCTATCGTGCTGCGAAACAGCGCGAAGATGATTACCTTACGGCTAGTCTCTTCCAGTATCTCTTCCAGCACTGCCAGCCGTGGCGCTGAGTCAAACTCCACCACTTCTTTGTCGTCAGTGTACGCTGCGCCGCACGAGATTTGCAGCAGCTTGGATACGCCAGCGGCGGCATTGACCGCACTGATTGTCTCACCACCAGCTTCAATCAACATCTTGTCTTTGAGCAAGTTGTAGTACTTGGCTTGCTGTGGGGTCAGAGGCACATCGCGGGTCGTGGTCAGCACAGGGGGTAGGTCTAAACACTGCTCCTTGGTGTAACGGATGGCCGGTTGCAACGCCTCGTGCACCATCTCCTGCGCGTCGGCTTTGGCTACCCACTTGTACATGGTGGCCTTGTACATCACCTTGTCGCGCCAGCCCGTGAAGAACAGCGGTATGCCTGTTGGGTTGACCAGCTTAGCCAGCCCATACGCATCGGCAGGGGACTGCGCGGCGGGGGTGCCGGTCATCATCCACAAACTTGTCTCAGGTTGCAGTATGGCTCTGAGCGATTTCCAACGTCGTGTACTCACGGTCTTGTACGCATTGGCCTCGTCCACAATCACCAAGTCAAAACGCCCATCGGCAATGATTTCGTTGGCAATCAAGTTAAGCCCGTCGTAGTTGGCAATCACAAACTCGTAGTTCTCCTGCACCATCTCAATGCGCCGACTAGCCTGCGAGTGGTGAGCGACAACGGCAGAGCGATGGATGATACTGTTGTTCAAGTCGCCCAGCCACGCCGACTGCATGATTGACAGGGGGCACAGGATCAGTACACGGCGAATCTTCCCGATGCTCATCAGGTAGTCGGCGGCCCACAACGCGGAGAGCGTTTTGCCTGTGCCCGGCTCAGAGAACACAAAGGCTTTGCGGTGCAGCGTAAGAAACGCAGCCGTCTCGATCTGATGTGCCATAGGCTTGTACTTGCCCGGCCAGTTGTACCGTTTTGTGATAGGTGATGGGACGTTCTTGACCCCTAGGTTGCGCAGCACGCGAACTTCGTCCAACCCCCAGTAAACAGCAATCTCACACCCATCGTCGTATTCAGCGACGATCTTGTGCTTTGGGATGATGTTGTATTTGTCGGGGTTGCGGGTCTTAAATAATAGGGCTTTGTCTTCTACGATTTGCATGTGCTTCTCTTATTTATTTGTTGTCGCCTTGATTGGCGCTCTTGCTTCGCAGTCTCAGGTTACCCGGCGTTGACTTGCCGCCCTTGCGTAGCGGCTTGATGTGGTCAATGTCTTTGCCTACTCTGTCAACACCCAGCTTGTCGTACTTACGCCGCGCACGTTGGCGCTCATGCTGGTCAGACCCGGGGCCGGACTTGCCGGTCTTGAGGTCTTGTTGGTATTCCTTTTTGTAATCACGGGTTGCCATCACAGTTCCTTTCAGTGTTTAGGATGGTGGACACAAGTGGTGGCCGGACACCACGGACATAACGGCGAAGGCTTGGCGTTCCATACGCCGGTCTCATGGGCTTGCTCGATGCGCGCAGCACGCTCTCGATAGTCCCACCAGTGCTTATCTGCTTGATCGTAAGTCATGCTGTGCTTGGTCATGCTGCCCTTGACGATAAATAAAAGCGCCGAGTTGACCTTGCGGATGTGCGGGTAGTGTGCGAACACCATGATCGACATGAGTTTGAGTTGGTCGCGGTCAGGGTACTTGTCTGAGCCGGTCTTCCAATCCACAACCCATGCCGTCATGTTGTCGTCGTCAATGATGAGCATGTCAGCAATGCCGCGCACCCACACATCGCTTGCTCTCCAGTCACACGGTTGCAGTTCTCTGGTCAGCGCCATCTGCTGCTCAGCAAGTTTACGCCCGGGCTTCCTGAGTAGCTCATCGACCACGGGAACAAACTGCTGATAGGCTTCGGGCACTGGTGTGTTATCGCGGATGTACAACTCAATGGCTTTGTGTACCTCGTTGCCGTAACGCGTGGCCTCGGTCTCTGTGAACGGATAGTTCTTCAAGACCTTGACCTCTTGATACCGCTTGGGGCATCCCTCGTAGTCCTTTAGAGCGCTGTGACTCCACGATATAACTTTCATTAGAACCTCGCTGTTTTGATAGCCTGCGCTAATCGGTCTGCAAACTCACTTACAAACGCCTCATTCTTGTACAGCTTGTTGTTCATGTCGTACAGAATAGCGTGTGTGATCTCATGCCAGAAGGTAGCCTGCATCTCGTGATCGGCAAAGGGGCGTCCCGAGACGTTGCTTGTGCGGGCGATCCTGATGCGCTGGGGGCCGTAGGCCACAGAGCCTTGCCAACTTTTCTCCAGCATGGCTTCAACAACCTCAATTGAGTATTTCTTTTGGCCGATGCGTACAAGTTTTGGTATTGGTGCTTTAACTTGCGTCATAGTTCTCCTTGCGTAGTAGTGTAAGTTCGTTTCTAATTTCTATTGCTTTACCTTTTAGCATCCGTACTAGCTCGGGATCTTCTAAACTGATCTTGTCCATGACACGCTCGATCCACTCAGAGTCAATGCGGAAAGGGCGCTCAAGCGATTCGTAAAGAATGCCGATGATGCGTGATGAATTTATCAATGTAACTTCTCCTAGTTTTTAGCTAACCCATAACGACGGTGAGCGCCACCGTCAGCGTTTAATGGAATCCCCGGCATATACCGTGGCCCCATAGTCATTTGCGCCAAGACCCAAGTCTTAGCGTCAGCTACCTCTGCATCGGGCACAACGGCAATAAGCTCATCGTGCACAGTACCCTTAATGGGATACCGCTTCGATACGCGCAGCATGCCGTCAGTCATCACGATACGCGCAGTACCCTGCACGATGTTATTCGTTATCTTGCCTGCATACAGTTTGGTAGCGTCTGGCCCGTATACCCACTGGCTCCTACCCTTGTCATCTTTAATCTGTCGTAGATCAGGATACAGCAACTTCATGCCGTTGGGCAATTCAATCTCACCCTTCCTGAACACAACGCATTTATACCTGAATTCCCGACCTTGCGCAAGCGCGGAATCAATCAGACCGCTGCACATTTCCCAAAATGATACCACCGGATGCGCCGTGTTACGGTAGATGTCGATGATCTTCTTGGCTGCCACGCAGTGAATCAGCAGTTCCTTCTCTGTACAGGTGTGGGGAATCTCCAGCATCTTGTCCACGTTGTCATCCCAGTCAAGGAATTTGTTGACGTACGCCCCATCCACGCCCAGCTTGCGGGCAAAGTCCTTGTCGTAGCGCACAGGCGGTGCGCCTAGGAAACCCACCATAAGCTGCGTAGCAAACGATGCCCAGCCTAGCCCATAGCCGCAGCCCAGCAGCGCAGACTTAGCCGACTGACGCAAGTCAGGGTGGCTGTCCTTTGTCATGCCGGGGATGTTAAACATCTGCGCACCGAACGCAGCGTAGGGGTCAGCGCCTGAGCGAAAGATGTCCAGCATGTCATCGTAGTCGGCCAGCCACGCAAGCACGCGGGGTTCGATTTGAGACAAATCCCCCACCACCAACTGACACCCGTCAGGAGCCATGATGGCCTCACGCAAAAACGACTTGCGCTTTAAGTTCTGCATGTTGATGGCACTGCCCTTGCTGGCTGTCCACCGCCCTGAGAGGGCTCCATAATAACTAAGCGGAACAGGCAGAGGGCCACGCTGCGCGATCTCTAAGAAGCGCTGCGCACGTGTGCGCTCAGTCGTTGACTTGACCTTTAGCCTAGCCTCGCACAGCGCAGCCACGTCCTCGTTGTCACCGTTGAGCATGGCTTGAAACATAGCGTCCGTCTTGGCAAAGGCGAAGTTCACACCCTTGGGCTCAGGCGTCTTGGTCGTGGGCTTTTTCTTCTTGGTCGGCGGCTCCACATTGAGGGTGCGAAGCAACTCAGCAAACTGGCCATTGCTTGCCAGCATAGCGTCCGTCACGTTCAGCCGTGCCAGCAACGCCTCGCGTGCCTCACGTTCCGCTTCAATGGCGTTGACTAGCATGAGCTTGTCCAGCAGCAACACCGGCTCGGTGTACATCTTTAACGTCATGTCTATGAGGCGTAGTTCTGAAGCAGGGTATCCAACAACGAGACGCTTGAATATTTCCTCACACAGGTATACGTCATGGGCGCAATAACTAGCAAGTTCTCTCTCGACGTCTTCGGTAATGTCCACCAGTCCATCAGTGGAGTGAACAGCAGTACCTTTTGGGGGGAGAGAAAACGCCAATGCAAGAGTGGCAAGACTGTTGCCAACTTCCACGCCTCGCAAAGCTCTTGCCATTGATAGGGTGTCGAAGATGAAGGCTGGGGTAACTCCGTACTTCCATGAGAGTATGGATACATCGAATTGGGCGTTATGCGCAAGCACGGCGGTTCGTCCCCAGTCGATTCCAGATAGGAATTCAGGTAGGTCATCTCCTCGAACCCATTGAGTAGGTTGTTCACTTCCAAGTTCATGGAAACAGCATCCAAACGCGTTAAAAGATTTGTCACGTATGTACTCCTCGGTTGTCATCTTGGACAGCGTGTATGTCTTGCTGTTCCAATAAGTTTCAAAGTCAACAGTCAGTATGCGATCGTAGGGAGCGCTCAATTAAGTTTCTCCTTGGGCGTATTCATCGCTGCGTTCTCTGCGGCCTTGTTCATGATGACAGCGGTAAGCAGGTTGTTCGTGTCGTTGTCGTCTATACCCATCGAGTAGACGTGCATCCCATACACATCGGTGTTAGCTACCACGAGCACCCCGACCTGCGTAGAGTCGTCCATGAAGCAGCGTACTACCCCTTCGAGACACATGCGCAAGTAACGCTTGGCTTCCTCGGGCAGTGTTGCAATTAATTCGTTTAGACTTTCTGCGTCTAGTGGTTCATCAGTCATTTAATAACTCCTTGAGTTTTGTTACGTTGTCTTCGTTAATCACGAGGGCTATGCCCCCGGCTTCTTGTATACGTGCAAGCTCACGATCTTGCAATGCAGTTGTCTTGCCCTTGCCTGCCTTGCACTCGATACCAAAGAACCGTCCATCTGTTCTGCATCCCACGATGTCCGGTATCCCAGCACGCCCGAATCCATTGGCCGGTGGCATGAAGTGGTAGTACCCCAAAGCGGTCAGGGTGACCCGCACTTTTGCTTTGACCTTGGATTCAGGCGTTGCCATATCACTTGCTCCCTTCAACCATTGCCCTACGCGCCGCCTCCAGCGCGGCCTTGGCGTCCAGCTTTAAGTGTTCGTTCTCTTCTTGCATTTCTTGCATACGGATGTATGCCTCGGTGCAGAAGTCCGCTAGGTTCTTGTTACTCCATGCGGCAAAGTTAGGTAGGTCTTTGGGTTGTTTCATTTCGTGCTTTCATAAATTGGTCAGCTATCACAAACGCTTGCTCGTGCGGGTGGTTGTCATACTTGTTCCTAATCAGCAGCGCAGCCATAGCAAACATTGCTACTAGGTCTCGCAGGTTTTGTTCATGCTCGGTCATCGTGTACTCCAAAAGGTTTAGGACAATTCTCAGGCGGTACAACTACGCACCACACAGCAGCCCACTGCTTTCTGTGTTCCGTATTGGATACCCACCTATCTATATATGCATCGGGCATAAGGGGTAGTGCCCGTTGGACACCAGCCCGCCCTTGCTCAAGGCGTTCCGCTATTTCGCTTACAGTTAAGCCATCGTGATACTGCTGAAGTAGCATCCGTATTTTGTGGTGGTTTGATTTATACATTTATTGGTTTTTCTCCTTAAGTTTCTCTGCTGCCCATTGGACCCCGCGCATAAACTCGATGTAGTCATCGGCAAATACGGCGGCATCGTCAATCTCTTCTTCTGTCAGTGCGTGCCAAGGACGCTTGGCTTCACCCATCCACTGCTCTATGGCGGCGTAGAAGGGGTTGTCGTCAAAGGCCTTAGTGTTTACCTTGGGGTATGCCCGCTTGTCAAACTTCTTATCCACAGAGTAGTGCGCTATGTAGTGCGAAGGCTGCAACGTATTCACCCCGGGGATGTAGCAAAAGTCCTTTGCAATCATACGTACCTTGGCCTTCTCACACGCCGCTTGTAGCGCAAACATACCAGCCCACCACTGGATCTTGGAGTCGTGCGGTAGCGTGAGGATGTGGGCGTGCACCGCAATCCACTCAGGAAGAATGCGTGCAATCGTACTGGCCCTACCTATGATGGGAACAAAGCCGCCGTTGTAGAACCTACCGCCATTTTGAAAGTACCTAGCAATCACATCGCGGTTGGTGCTCAGCGAAAACAAGTGCCAGCCTTCATAGACATCATCCACGTACAACTCATTGTCCCCGATATCCATGGGTGGGGCCTCGTGCATGTGGAACATATCCCCATCAATTATCTCCAGCACATCATCAGGGCCAAAGAAATCCATGGACTGATAAAGCGCTGCCTGTATGTTCAGTGGTACTTGGATTCGGTTAAAGGGTATCTTCAGATCAAAGCATTCAAAGAACGGCTTGCACATATTGTGCGGCACGTCCATGTCCCACTGCATTTCGGTTACCGGCTTTTCTTCCGGTAGGTTACGTTCGATTACCAAAGCAAGTGCGTGTTGTGCAGCGGCATCGCCATAGACTTTCTTATGTCTATGCCAAAACAAATCCAACTGCCACTTGAAGTGGTCATTGTGTACCACTACGGGTATTGATATCATCAGTCTTCTCCCCGATAAAATATATTGCGCCACCGTGCTTTTAGGATTGCCCAAATGCTTTGCTTACGTAAACGCTCCAATAGCTCAGCCCGCTCCAGTAGCAGTTCGCTGTTGTGCATGGACAGTAGCGCCCATGCTTTCTCAATGTCTTCTTGTTTCATGTGTTCTTCTCCTTGAGTTTGGCTTCAAAGTTTTTCCACGTTTGTATTGCACTTATTGTGCAGCATTCAACGGCTTCTTCGGCAGTCAACCCAACCCACGGGCGCTCAGGCCACTGCGCTACCACATCAGCACGCACCAGCATGGCAAACTTATACGTCTCGGGCGTCATCTGCTTGATGCCAGCCTCCGCGCCAAGTCTGTCCAGCTTTGGTATTAGTCGTTCACCCATTTGCTTTCTCCTTGTCTTTGCGCACCAGTGCAGTCATGTAGTCCAGTGACTTTTGACACGCATTGCCGTTGTTTACTGATATCTTTTTCAAATCCTCAAACGTGATATGCGGGTTTGTTTGGGCATCGCATAGCCGCGCCATGTACGCAAAGTAATCCCTACGCGCTGACGTTTCCACATACCATATTAGCGTTTGTAACTCGCGCGTGTTTGGTATACCAAGTAACTCAATCATTTCAGTGTTAGTCATACGTTCTTCTCCTTTGTTTTTTCAAATTCCTGTCTTTGTTCGTAGCAAACCATACCCATGTGATCTTCGGGGTGGAATAGCAAGTCGTTGTTCTTGTAACACTGCCCAAGTAATTGTCCATCCTTTCTTTTGTCGTGCTGCTTGCGTACTAAGTGTTTACATGTATTGCAGTTTGCTTCATGTTCATCAAACAAACGCTTGGACTGCTTATATGCAGGGGTTGCACTCGAATGACATACATACGTTCCACTAACCTGTGGCACACA